AATAACGTTATTTTGAATATTTATATTAGGCACCCAACTTATTTTAAACCTACCATTAGGATCTGGATTAAAAGCCACCTGAGTATCCTTAACTCCATTTAGCCATTGAAAGTTACCGGTTGTTAAAACAGAAGAGTTTTTATTACCTTCATTGTAGTCTATTTGTTCATATATTTTTATAAGATTAAATAAACTATTTTTAGTTTCATCCCTAAAAGCGTGCTCTTCTGTTCTAGGAAATTGGCGGTAAAATTCATTTAAAGCATCTTGATCTTCCTTTAATCCATCTGCTTCATTTTCCCAGTGATCTATAACGCCATAATCTATTTCTATTCCATGTGGATCAAATGCTTCTTGTTTAGGAGTATTAAATACGGGTTGTCCATATTCATTAATAAATCCTTCGTAGTTCCATTCCATAGGGATAAACAAAGAATATAATCCTGAC